CTCTTGAACTGCTTGGCTAGTGCGCCTGGGTGCAAACTCTGGGATGAATTTGTTACCAGTTGCTGCAGCGCTAGTACGTCGCTTATTAGCAGCTGCACCAGCAGCGGTTTGCTCTGCAATCACCCTTAGGTAATCAGGTACGTAACTAACGGCCATTAGCGGTTAAACCTCAATACATCGGGGGAGCTATAAGCACCCTTGTTCATGCCCTGCATTTTTTGCAGAACTGCATTTCGTCTCGCAGCTAGCCTCTTGTCTCGTGCAGCGTAGCCAGTTTTGTCAACGGGTCCCATGGTGGGACTTGAGCCGACAGCTCCGTAAATCTTTCGACCAGCGGCATAGGGAGTGAACTCAAAGGTCCCTAATTGACCTCCACGCTCTGCACCAAGCATTAGTTTGCTCCCCTTGCAGTCTTAGCCTTGACTCCAATCATCGGGATGATGCTGAAGACCTGGACAGGCGAGGTTGTCGCCGTTCCATCACAAGTCAAGTATAGCTCAAAGAAAATGCGACGGAAGCGAAGAGACTGGTCTAGTTTGGTCGAAATCCTGAGCAAGTTGCCCAGTGGGAAGTCATCAACAACTGACTCGATTGAGCCAGGGGTCTTAGGTCTGTCCCAAGTGGCTGATATCTCGTCAAACTCATCCTCTTTGCTTAGTTCGTCAAAGGTGTAGTAACTATTGTCGTACTGGCCGTCTTGAGAAAGCTCGTCCCACCTAACGGATACTGGAGCTTCGGTGATGGCAACTGGGATTGCTGATGCACGAACTTGTCTAGCCGTGGCAATGTCTGCAGACCAGAAGTAAAGACGCTTCCATTCCACAGGTGTAGCAAAATCGTAAATCTTGGTTCTAAGTGAGCAAACCATTTCTTCAGAGCCCTGGTTGGAGACGATGATGCGGTCTCTGATTCTGTACAAAGCGTAGTCAGTTGCACCTGGGGCACTAACGGCAGCATCGCCACCAATGCCGTAGTATAGCTCTTCGTTGTCATCTTCGCTCTGGCGAGGCACGGTCACGAAGTAGCCCACTCGTTTTTGTGAAACCCATTCTGACCAAGTAGATGTGTCTAGGCTGTATACGTAAACACTGCCGCCATGCCATACAACACAGCGACGGCCAACGATGCTGATGGCGTGCTCGAAGCGAGGTTCAAAGGCATTCTGCTTCTCGAAGTTCACACGCTCAGAGTTCAGCGGGTAGTAAAGCCAGTTCTGGTACTTGTACAAAGTTTTGCCAGAAAGTACAAAGTGAGCGTTTTCAAATTTTACAACACAGCGGGCAGTCTCGGCTCCGATGTCCTGCTGCATAACCTGCATCTGGCCTTCTTCAGGCAACTCACCGTAGCTATAGCGGTAGGTTGAGCGGTTACGGAAGATAACAATGTCGTTGTAGCCCTGAGCCATTGCGGTAACCCACTGGCCATCACCAGCGCCAATCTCCACATAGAAGTAGCCCTGCGCATCTTGCCAGTTCCAAATTGAGTTTTCTTCGCCTTCAATACCAGCTGTGGTTATGTCAGACCAATAAATCGTGTTAGCAGTGTTGGTGCCTTGTATGCCAAAGCCAAAGAATCTGTTCTGAAAAAGCTCAATACCGCCAAGTGCTGGCATGGTGTCGGTGTTAGTGAATGTTCCAGCTTCCCAGTAACCACCAGCGCCTTCGGTTGAAGAGGCAAGAACTACCTTGTTTTGGAACTGAGTTGAGTCAGTTGCACGGAAGGTTGCAATCTGAGTCCAAGCTTTTGTTTCTACATTGTAGAGCCATGTCTTGTCGTCGGTAACAGTGACGAGTGAGCGAGCGCCGCCAGCTTCTACATAGACACCGATGACGTCGATAGGCTCATCAGCGACAGGGGTGTAAATGGTTCCGCTGGTTGGATGTTCTTCAAACCAGATTGGGGGACGTGAAGTTAGCGCACCGTTGGTAGTTACCTCAAAGTTGATAAGGCTAGCAAGCTCGCTATCAGCAATTGAAGACTGGTCCCAATAGTTGTTTAGCCCGCCAGTAAAGTTCTGTAGGGTAGCGCTACGTTCACGAATCGTCTGTGACATTACATGTAGTCATCTGGGTCAGGCAGAAGCTGTGGGTACAGGTCAATCTGCGATACGTTGTCCTTGTAACTTAGTCTGTCCAATCCATCACGGAACTGGCGAAGCTTGTAGCTAGCAGCATCGTAGTTCTCGTCTGACTCAAGTGCCTGAGAGATTACATAGTTCGACAGCTCGTTGAAGTAGCGGTCTGGCACTCCCAAAGTTGAGCTTAGTGTGCTCAAGTTTGTCGGAGTCTTGACGTACTCAAGCTTTAGCCCGTTGCTAATGTTCTCGTTCGGCACTGGGTAAAAGCTAATGACGCCAGCTCGCTCATACCAAATCTCTGGACGGCTGGAGTTGAGGTTCATCTCAGGGTCTAATTTCTTGATGAACTCACGGGCTGCTTGCGCAGAAACATTTTCGACTGGGTAGCCCTCGATGTAGACAGCTTCAATTGCCAGAACTTTATCCTCAGGGAACGTGTAGTCCTGCTGGCCTGCTACGACGTTGCTGTATTTGACAGCACGAAGCAAGGTGTTGCTGTTTACGATTTCTCGCTGGCCGTCATTTATCCAAGACAGGATTGCTGCGTCGCTCAGCTGAGCGCCAGAGAAGTCTCCGAATGAAGAGCGAACTCTAAACGCTACATCGTCACCTGTGTAGGAAAACTCTTCTGCTGGCATAGGCTACTTCCTTAGAGTCTTACCTTCATGAGTCCAAGAGTGCTTCTTGGATTTCATTGCACTTTTCATGATGTCGGCTTTTTCTTTGTGCCAGTCGTCTTCTTCCTTAGCCTTCAAAAGAGCGTGGGACATCTCCAACAATTGTAGCCTATTAGCCGTCGAATTAGCGTCGTGCATGTTGTTCTCTGCGAGCCAAGCTACCAATCTGTGGTCGATTTCGGACTCAGCTAGGTTGCGAATGTGGTAAGGCGGCAGCATGTGCGGCTCATCTACCAGTGCAAATGGTCTTGTTGGGTCGAAGCTAGGGTGTCCAGATTCCATGCGGAGCAAGCGAACCGTGGGGAATATATCCTTAATCAGGGCTGCAACTCGACGCTGGTGGTCTGTGTAGAGCCCGTCTATCTGAGCAAAGTTAATAATTGACATAGTTCTATTCTATAGAAATGCCAAAGGGAGCTGGCGAGACGAACCAGCTCCCTTTGGGGTTTATCGACTAAATGCCGCCGAGCTCTGCAATGTTGTGGAGCTTAGCGTGTGCGTTACGACGGTAGGTACCAAGCTCTGCGTACAAGTAGTAGCGAGCCTCGTAGGCGTCGGTGTCTGCAACACGTGACCACATTGAGCCATCACGGTCCATCCAGCTCCAGTCCTTCTTCTGGTTCATGACCAGCTCCTTGGACGATAGAGCGTAGAGGGTTCCCTTTGGAGCAGCGTAGTCAGATACGAAGCGGATTGGCTTACCAAGTGCTTCGAAGTTGAACGAACGCTGGCCACCAGTGAGGGTAGCGGTGTTAGTGAACTGACGGAATGACTGCAGTAGGTTCCAGTAGGCGTTGTATACACCTGGGCTTGCCAAGAATACGTCTACGTCACCACCCTGCTTGTCAACCTTCTGGACCAACGAGATTAGGTCTAGCTCAGTCAGGGTACCTGGGGTACCTGAAGAGCCAAGCATTACCTCGGTTGACTTCCAAACTGGAGTCGTTGCTGGGTCAATCTCGTGTAGCACGCCAGTAGCCGAGACAATCTTGGCTAGACCAGTTAGCTCCTTGTTGTAGGAGTTGGTGGTGTTGGATGCACGAACGATGATGTCGCCTGCGGATACTGTGATGTTGGTGCTGAAGGTCACAGTGTTGGTAGCGCTGTCGATAGCGACAACGGTTACCTCGTTGTGTAGCTGAGCAAAGCTGTTTGAAGCGTCAAGAACGTCAACAACCATGTCGTAGTCAACGTAGTGAACCGAGTCAAATACAACTGTGGTGTCACCAGAGTTGTCAGCTGCAACAACTGCAAGAGTACCTGAACCGTCACCGTAAATCTGGCGGTTCATGTCCACTGCTAGGTCACGACGTAGGCCCTTGATTTCGTTGTCAACAACGTTGATGAAAGCCTGGTAGTCCTCAGCGGCCTGCTCGAATAGCTGACCGTCGACCTCGATGGAACCGTA